TTCAGCTACTAACTGCGTGTAATTTAAACTTGCCATTGTTTATCCTTATGCCATAGGGCCACGAGCCATTGTACCTTTTGTAGCAGCGCCTGTACCTCTGATTTTAACACCAGATGTTTTGACATCTTTTTCAGGATAGCCATTTGAATTAACTGCTGGTCCTGGTTGAGGCTGCTTGTAGCTCGGTTTACAACATTTTCTATCTTTGTTCATATTATACTCCTAAGTGGTTGTTACTGTAACAGTTCCTACCTGTCCCTGTCCTTCTAAATCATTTTCTAAACCTTCTAGGTTTAATGGGTTATTAAGTCCTACTGGGTCCCAACCCCACTGTATGCCACGACTGCTTTCAGCTCCTGCAACACCTAAACTATTATCAGGTCTTGGGTCTCGTACTGCTTGCGGGTCATCAACAGGATACATACCCTGCATATTTTGTGGGTGGTCTGGTTCCCAACAATTCTTACAAACTTTTATGTGAGTATCTGTCGTTCTAACATATAAAGACTTTAACTCTTTTAATTTATATTGAAACCCACATCTATCACAATCTGCGATTGAGTGTTTGCCAGAGGTATATCGTCTACCCATGTTTACCCCTATATATGCTGATACCTAGGTGCAATTCTTAAATCAGCTTTTTCTCTATCTTCAGTAGAAGCAAGTAACCATGCTTCTTCATATTCTTGTTTTAAAAATTGTATTCTATCACCTGCATTTGGTATTTTTAAACTTAAATAATATGCTAACCCCGCAACTAAACATGGTAAAAACCTAAACGGTATTTCTTGCGTATTAACACCGTTACCTGCATCATCTAATCTTTTTAGTTTCCAATACACAAACGTGTAATTGTTTGTATCAGGTACAGGCCATACATTAATAGTAGGTTGAGTTACTTGTCTGTTTACCCACACCTGTATTGGTTTGCCTGTGCTATTTTTATTTGGAATTAATCCCCATGTAGGAGCTGAGATTCGATTAATATTAATATCGTTTTGAGTAGTACCTGAACCTGTCCTAATAACTTGTTCAATAATATCAATGGTGTCAGTAGGTAGATTATAAGTTGCAGTACCCGAGACTAAACTAACTGTGCCTTCTTCGATTGTCCAAAGATTAACGCCTCTGTTTGCCCACTCTGCTGTAAGCAAATTTAAACTGCGTCTTGCAGTTCTTAAGTCATATCCAGTTCTAAGTTCAGCACCACATCTTTCAAATGCTTCTTCTACGAGTTCATTTAAATCTGGATTAAATGTTGTTGTTCCTGAAGTTGCCATATTATTATCCTAATTTTATACAACCAGCATGATTCATGCAGGGCCAGTCTGTATACATTCTTCCACCACATGAATCACCTGTTATGTATATAGGTTCGTTTTTTAAAAAAACGTTTGCTCTTGTTTCTACAGCATACCAAAGCACTGCTGTAATAAAAACAATAATTAAATAAGTTATAAAATCTTTCTTGTTCATTGAAACTATTTAATTAGTGCCACCAGCTTGTCATCCATGCCCATACGTCATGCCAGTGATGAGAAACCCATTTTTCCCAAACCCATGTCCAGACAACTAACGCTGCCCAGTGTTCCCAATTCCATTCCATAATTATCTCCTATTTCTTTTTTCGTTTAAGAGACGCAACTCTACGAGGTTTACCTGCAGGTTGCCCTAAGCTTTTCTTTTGCGCTATTCGCGAGCGTTTTTCTGCGGTGGTCATCTCTCCTGATGTTTTAGGAGTCTTGCTTGACACACGTTTGCTAGGTCTGCAATATGGAGTACCGCGTGATTCTCCTTTACTACGACCACAGGCTTTGCCGGTTCTTACATCTTTCCATTCTTCTTTGAACCAGCGTTTAAGTGCAGCGCCTTTAGCTGTCTTGCGAACTGCCATTATTTTCCTCTGTTTTTTCTACACTTAGCAATAGCTCCTGAAGCATAAGCGCTAGGAAATACCTTATACTGAGCTTTTACTTTTTTGTAGCAAGCATCTTTAACTGAGCCGCCTTTTTTAAGAGCAACGGGCTTTTTAATTTTACCCATGCCACGACATGCCATCATACAAAGCGTCCTTTAGTTCTACCTTTTTTAGCACAACCGTCGCCCCGAACTTTACCGCCGTGTTTGAAACCCATAGATTTCTGGGCATTCCTTTGTAAATCACGACCCATCTGTTCTTTTTCTGTAGCAGAACGATTCATACCAACTGCATCTTTTGCTTTATCTAACATTGATTTAGGTTTAGGCGAATCTTTCTTATCTACAGGAGCTGATTTTGTCTCAGTCTTTAATTCTTGTTCTCTTACAAACGCGGGCTTATTTTGTTTTGTGAACGGATTAGGCGCATTTGATTTATTAGGTGTACTTAGATTACTAGGTTTTGTAGCAGGTTTATCGTCAGCACGTCGAGTGTGGTAAGATTTACCATTCCACATAAATGTTTTCTTTCCTGCTTTTCTTGCATCGGCAAAGGCTTTACCAAAAGAAGTTGTAGATTTAGTCTCGGCTTTTTTCGTTTCTGTCTTTTTAGTTTCTGTCTTTTTAGTTTCTGTTTTTTTATCAGACTTAACATTTGTTTTAGTAAAATCTGGTTTATTTTTTAAATCTTCACCGGATTTACGAGTGCCGTAATTACCTTCTTTTTGTTTATTTAGCCTATCAAATATTTCTTTTGTTGATGCCATAATTATCTCCCAGCTCTAGTTTTACCACGAACAGCAATGCCATCACGTTTACATTTTTTAACACTGCCGCCTTTTTTCATTTTATGAACTTTCCCACCGTAGGCCATTTTCTTTTTTTCATCTTCTTTCTTTTTAGCAACAGAATTTTGTAATAAATAATTTTTACCTAAAGTTGAATTAGGTGCTTGCTCTGCTACTTTAGCAATAACTTTTGCAAGAACCCCATTTTCTACTGCTTTTCCAAATCCCATAATTATCTCCCAGCTCTAGTTTTACCACGAACAGCAATGCCATCACGTTTACATTTTTTAACACTGCCGCCTTTTTTCATTTTATGAACTTTCCCACCACATTTCATGCCTTTTTCTACATCTTTCAAAGCTTTATTTTTTTCTTTTTGCTTTTTCAAAAAGGAAGGCGTAATTTTTTCAATTAACTTTTCTCTAAAACCTTTATTTTCTTCTGTTTCTCTTTTCTTAACATCTTTGGCAGCTTTTTCTGTTTTAGCATCCATGATTTGGTCTTCTTTTGTTCCCATAATTAAACCATCCTTCCTTTAGTTTTACCTTTTTTAGCACAACCGTCACCGCGAGTGCATTTCGCTGTTTTCTTGTGGGCAGAGTTTTTCATAATCTTACCATCAGGCATTTTATGATAACCCTTTTTAACTGCTCCACCTTTTTTCATACCGGTTAGGTCTTTCTTTATTTTATTACTCATATTATTCATTTGGTCTGAAAACATTTTTGGGTTTCTATTATACATTTGTATAAGTCCATCTTCACCATACATTTCTTTTAATTTCTTCAGAGCCATGTCCTCAGTGCGCAGCATACCCCTTGCAACTTCTTTAGATGCTCTAGCCATAGCTTCTCCTGGACTTGCCACCGTATCTCTTATTCCACGTAAAGCTGCTCTTCCTGCTCCTATATCTTCACCGCCCCTCCCTCTAGCCATAGGTTCTCTTAATTTTCTCCTTGCTGACATATCACGTCTACCTATTTCAGCAGCTGTATCTTCAAGTTCTTTCATTGAAGGCATACCTCCACCTCTATATTTTTTCATTTATTTTCTCCTATACTTTTTAGTTTTAGTAAATTCTTTGCCTACCTTTTGTGGTACGCCTACTTTCTTTGCAAACTTTTTATTATGTGCTACCGCCTGCATAAACTTTTCTTGCTTTTTACTTTTTGCTGGCATCGCGTTCTCTTTCTAAAGCTTTAATGTATTCTCTGTGTTTCTTAGCATCAAACTTTTTGCCTTGCACAGGTTTTACAGGTTCTTCTTCAGTTTGAACAGCTACTTCTGGTTTGCCTACAAAGAGTTCTTTTAAAAATTTAAACATATTATTTATCCATCCAATGACCTATGAAAAAAGCAACTACCGCACCAAGACCACCAATCAGCCACATAGCTACTTTTTTACCACCTTTGAACTCGTCAAGTGTGCTTTTGATTTCATCAATGGATTTATCCATTTTATCGACTTTCGTCATAATGTGGTCTATATCTTTTTTCATATGTTGTATCTCGGCTGAATGCACTGCTACAGTTTCTTTAACTTCTTCCATTTTAACATTTCCACCTTCTACGCGCTTGACGTAATCTTGAGTTAGGGTCTTTAGCTGCTTTTGGAAAATCTCGCATTTGACCTGCAGAACGTGCACAAAACGACTTACGACGTTTAGCGTCTTTAGAGCCTTTTTTTGGATTTCCTGTAACAGCAGTTTGTAATTTAGAACCGGGATTGGCTTTACGATAGGCTGCGACACCTTTCTTCGTCATACCTGCACCCTGCTTAGTCGGGCGAAAGTTACCCGACTTTACAGAAGTTTTAATCCCCATTCCCTTTTTCTTAGTCGTTGCCATTTATACGCAATCTCCTAGAGCTTCCCACAGTCTTTTTAGTTCTTCACGCTTTTCTTCGCATTTTTCACTTTCTTTTTCCAAAGACTTGTCAGGCTCTTCTTCCATGATTAACCGTAGAATATTGTGACTGCATCTGCATTGCTTAATGTGCAGTAGACATCAGTTTCAAACAATATTCCCTCACCTGGAATAAATACATCGTTACTACTTACCACGGCTGGAGTATTCACTGTTAACTTAGTTGCACCACCAGAACCACCGTCTTTTAGAACGATAGTACCTGCGGTACCAGTTGAACGATAATGAATACTCTTCACTCTGGCACGATGTCCTACAGGAGTACCTGTTGCCCCAGTTTGCGTGGCGGCTTTTACATCGGTTTGTTGTGCCATGTTAGCCTCCTAATTAAGCAATAGTTGCGATTGGTGTAGAAAGTGTTTCAGCTTTCCATGTAGAGTTAGTACCATCATCAGTAACACATGTTAATTTAACTCTTGCATTAACTGCTGTTGAGTTTACTAAAGTTAATGTATCGCCTGCAACGTCACTTGCTGGGTTAGCAGCTGTGCCACCCATAAGAGATAAAGCACCGTAGAAATTAGATACTGCTGAACCTGGTAATACAAATGTTACTGTTGTACCAGCACCTACTGCTGTAGTAACAAAGAATTCATAGGTTGTACCTGGGTTATCTGTGCTTAGAGCTGGCATATTAACAACAATATCACCTGTACCATCAACAGTAAAAAGAGTACCTGATTGAGCACGAGTAAGTGTTGTTGTAACTGCAGCGCCTGTGTTAAGAGTTGTATTATCTACTACGACTGGTCCATTAAAGCCATTTGTGGATGTGACTGGACCTGAAAAGGTTGTACTTGACATTTTGATTTCTCCATACAAAGTTAAGCTTATCCGTCGTGTATGCGTCTGCTGGGGCAGTCTGATAAGCTGGATGTTCCCAGATAAATAAAATCATACGCTATTTCATGCAATTATACAACAAAAAAGGGGCCGCAGCCCCTTAATTTAATACAATAATAATTACTTGTTCATAACGTACATAGTTACTTCAAAGCCAAATCTCATTTCTGTAGCAGCTGGTTTAGTCCACATAATGTTTCTCCTTAAATTTAAATTTCAGCATTGCTGATAGGCGTATAGTAACAAAGAATAGTATTTAAGTATCTAATGAAATGTATGAGTTTGAGGTAATAAAAGTGAAAAAGCCCAGCGAGAGGAACTGGGCTTTTCCGAGGAAAAGTACTTAGAACTATGAGAAACTAAGCACCTTGTGAGCCCCACATACCGAGGGGGTCTGACCAACCAAATGAATAACGCTCACGAGCTTTGTAACGTACGTTACCTGTGTCGAAGTCGCCGTCCATTGATGTAGTTAATGGTGCACGAGTAAAGTGCTTCATACCATTTGGTACATCGGTTGTTAAGAAGTAGCCATCAGTATCTGTTAAGAAGTGGTTGATAGCATAACCTTCAGGAATCGCACCATTTGATTTAAGTGCGTTGATGTCGTTATCAGCAGTAGCTACACGTAGCTCTGTTTCTAATAGACGAGTTGCAACGAACTGTAATGCTGGTGGGATAATTAGCTTGCGTGGTTTAGCAGCAATTAATAAGCCTCTTTCATCAGTCCAAGCTGCGATTTGAATCACTGCATTTTCTAATGAAGTTTCGTTTAAGTCAGCCGCAACTGACTGTGTATTACTGTTAGTACCGCCGTTTACTAATGGGTGGTTTGTTGCAAATAATGCTCTGCCATCACCACCTGCGTAGCTTGAGTTCCAACCATTGTTAAGAACGTTAGCAGCTTTCACTTGTTTAGTGTTAGCCATTGAACGTGCTAATGCTTTAGTGTAACGAGCAGATAAAGTGTCGTAGAGGTTATCTTCAACAGCTTCTTCTGTTAGTGAGAAACCTAAAGCAATGGTTTCGTGGTTGTATCTAGCTGTCCAAGCTTCTTGTGCATTGTCATAAGCGATGGCAGAACCTTCGCCTTTAACAGGTGCATTACCGAAACCGGATAGTTTTGTTTCTTCTTCAAAGCTACGTTCTGATGTTTCAGATTCGTAGATTTCTTTGTGCTCTTCGCCATAACGCTGATATTCCATTCCGAATAAAGCATTAAGGCCAGGAAGCAACTCTTTTAATAACTGAGCTCTTGAAATTGCCATGATTTATTCTCCTTAAATACCAGTAGAGTTGTTATATGAATGTTGAGTACCGTTAAATTTTACTAATACTTCAGTGTAAGCATCGCCTACCTGATTATCAGGATCATTTACGAAATCAACAATACGGAATGCAGCTGCAGTTTGAACCACTGTAGCATCTAATGCAACGTTAGAATTACCGTTTACAGTAGAACCAGTCGCAGTAGACTGTACATTTGCCAAAGGTGCGTTTGCGCCTAGGCCTGTTTGAGCGATAGTACCATCAGCTTGTGCTTTAAACACAACATCTGGATCATC